TTCGCTATTCCTGCGCAGAAGCAACATGTGACTGCACTTGATCTGATTACCGCAGCATTGGATACAGTTGCCTACTTCATTGAAGGAGGATATGCTTGTTTCCAACAGGGATCTTTCAAGCCACTTTTGTATGGTAGTTTAGAAGCTCATTCATTTGAGGATCTTTACGCCAAATGTGCTGAGTGTCATGAGAATTCCTTAGTCGGTACTCTGGAAAAGAATTGTGGAATAGACGCCAACGAATATGAATACATGCTATGCCAGACAATGGACAAAGCCAAGCAACTCCTAGCAATGGGACAGGCTGTGGCTTACCAGAATGTGTTGAGACGCAAGATCGATACTATCCATGCTTGGCAAGCTTCTTTCAGACAAGTTCGAGTCAATGGAGGACTCCGTATTGCTCCCTACATGGTGGGCATATTCGGAGGTTCTGGTGTAGGTAAATCCACATTGGGACAGATCCTTATGATTTACATCTTGAAGCGTAATGGTTTTGAATGTGACGACAATTATCTCTGTACTTTGCATGAGATTGATCGTTATCAGTCTAACTATCAAGCGCACATGAATGGAGTCTTCATTGATGATGTCGGAAACACCAAACCCCAATTTACTGATAATCCTGCTACCAACATGATCATCAAGCTCAAGAACAATGTTAAGACGTACGCCGTCAAGGCAGATATCGAGAGCAAGGGTAAGGTGTCTATGGAGCCAATGTGCTTCATTACGACTAAGAACGTGAAGGACGCAGGAGCTAGTGTATTCTCCAACGAACCCGCTTCCATCTGTCGACGTGATGATATTACGTTGACAGTTACTGTTCGCCCTGAATTTGAGGAGTTCAACATGTTGAGTTCCCGTAAGATCGCAGAGGTATTGGGTAGTGATGTCCCTATCATTCCCGATTTCTGGATCATAAAGGTTGAAAGAGCAGTACCTATTCCATCTCCTGTCCGTGGAGCTCCCGCTTCTGTCGGTTACGAGCTTATTGAGGATAGGAATGGTAAGAAAATGGAAGCCGTTTCAGTAGCTGAATTGATCGATTATCTGGAGTGGGTAACTCCCACTTACTTTGAGCAACAGGCCAAAGTTGTAGAAAATTCGGTCAATCTAGGTAAGAAGATGGACTTGTGTGAAACCTGCAAGAAACCAGTGATTGGAGTCTGCGCCTGCAAAGGTCGACAAGATAAACCGATTATTGGCAAGGATGCAGATACTCAGAAGTTTTTCCACAAAATGGAGAAAGCTGTTGAAGAAAGACGCAATGCCACCACCGAGAAGAAGAAAGTTGTGAAACGTTTGCAAGGTCAGCTATATCTTGAAGAAGGAAATGGCTTGACTATTACGTACAAATATATTCATTTCGGTCTTGACGGTCGTCCATTTTTCACGACAAAAACTGAGAATACTACCGTTGCACCATATACTAAAGTGCACGAATACGAGTCCCCCCCTAATGCTAAGCCTATCCCACTTCACCACAGGATTTTCAATGCTGATGATGATGAATCTTCCGATAGCGACAGTGATGAAAGCAACGACATGGAGCCCGAGTTGGGTCATATTTTTGCTTGGGCCATGTACCCCGTCTATGTCCGCTACAAGAAAATGTGGGATCAATTTTGGATTGGAGCTGAGAACTGGACTACCCAGATTGTCCTAGATCAATTGCAATGGTTGGAAACTTCACCATTTGCGGTTTGGACGAACTGGTTGCCTGACCATTGGATCAAGGCTCCTTGGATGAAACAGTTTATCTTGCTGGTACATAAAGGACAAATTGAGCGAAGAATTAGACAATCTGCCATTTGGCATTCTGTCTTTATCATTGCTTATATTGTACTTTTGTCTTACACTTGGTTTGCTCGTGTTTGTCCAGAAGTCCATATTCCGCTTAGGTGGTGGGTTTTCTTCCGACACTGTATTGAATGTAACACCGATTATTACTACTTTGACTTGTGGGATTGCTCGGTTCAAAGCATTTCAGTACGCACCAACTTGGTCATCTTTTTGTTTTCGTGTCTACTATTGCTCCATCTTTTGGCATTGGCTTCATTGACAAATTACCACAAGAGGAGATTGTATGACATATTACATAGAGATAATTCCAGGATGCCTGATTTCTTCAGATACTATCGTGATCATCATGCCAAATGGTTGATTGGTACGAGTGTCTTGATTTTAGGCGTCTATGGTTTGGTGCAAGTGTGGAGAGCTTCACGGATAGTCTTTTCTGCGATGGATACAGAGCCAGAGGGCAATCTTGCCCCTAGTTCTGATGAGGACATTAAGGAGAGAGATTCTGAGGTAAATCCTTGGGCTTCTGTTAAAGTTTCTGCCATGCCGTGTTCGGAGAAATCCAAAACCATCACCCCAGACCAACTTGAAGAACGTGTATTTTCCAATTTGTGCTATATGGATTTTGTCGACTTGAAGACGGGTAAGAAGCATCATTGTGACGCATTTTTCCCTAAATCTAATGTTGCCATTATTCCTCAGCACTCTTGGGTGCACACAGATCTTAAAGCGAATTTCATTCGACATAATCCACAATTTATTGGGGGTAATTTCGAGTGTTACTTGTATAAGAAGCATAGTGTGCACATTGAAGGTACAGATCTTTCATTGGTTTGGATTCCGAATGGTGGAGATTGGAAAGACCTCACGGACTATTTGCCTACTGGTGCATATGGACGTGTTCCTGCACGTCTTGTGTACAAGGATAAGGAAGGTGGTAGACGCGTTTCTCGTTTTGCTACGAATGTCGCTCCCACTGGACATAGGGATGCCCAATTTCTAGGGTGTGAATACACCTTGGAATGGGATCATTTCAATGGTCTGTGCATGTCTCCTTTAATAACTGAGACCAAAGGTCCTACCATTGGAGGTTTCCACCTAGGAGGTAGTGCATCCAATTCTCGGAGAGGGTGTGCCGGGTTACTTACCAGAAAACAGTTTGATAAGGCTTTTGCTGAACTTCAACAATTGCCTGGTCTGCTTACTTCTAAGAGTTCCGGCACTATTCCTACGGAACAGTATGAGGTACAATATTACCAAGGCGACACGGTTCATCCAAAGAGCCCTGTCAATTATTTACCGCCTGGTTCAAATTGTAAGTATTATGGACAAGTGATTGGACGTGCAACGTACCATTCAACTGTCCAACCCACCATAATTTCTGATCATGTCAGAGATGTTTGTGGTGTGCCTCAACAATGGGCTGGTCCCAAGTTCCGTAAAGGTTGGCCGTGGCAAGCTTCTTTACAATACTCTACGCGACCATCGTGTGGAGTTGAGGGGAGTCTGTTAATCAAAGCAATAGATGATTACCGTGATCACATGATTGTTATGATAGACAGATTTCCTTCCATTAAGAAGCATGTTTCGCCACTTTCTGAGATGGACACCGTGTGTGGAATTGATGGTTTGCGTTTTATTGATAAGATGCCAGCAGGAACTTCCGTTGGATTCCCTCTTACGGGACCCAAGAAGAATTTCCTGGAAGAGCTCGATCCAGAGGAACACAAATCACATCAGTTTCCATGCCGCTTGGACGAACGTTTTTGGAATCACGCAAAGGAGTTGGAAGAACTCTATCTCGCAGGAGAGAGAGGTTATCCCATTTTCAAGGCGTGCATGAAGGACGAACCCACGAGAATTACAAAGGACAAAGTCCGTATTTTCCAGGGAGCGCCTTTAGTTCTCCAATTGTTAGTCCGCAAATACTATTTGCCTATTGTCAGAACACTGTCCATGTTGCCACTTGAATCTGAGTGTGCCGTCGGTGTGAATGCACAAGGTCCTGAATGGGACCAACTTGCAAAATTCATCACCAAATACGGGAAGGACAGAATATTGGCTGGCGATTACAGCAAGTACGATCTGCGCATGCCCGCTCAAGTGATGTTCGGTGCATTTCGAATCTTAATTGATATTGGAAAGCACTGCGGATACACAGAGCGAGACGTGACAATCATGGAAGGTATTGCGACCGACATCTGTTATCCTCTTATGGCATACAACGGTGATTTGATCCAACATTTTGGATCTAACCCATCCGGACAAAATCTGACTGTGTATATCAATTCTATCGTCAACTCGTTGTTATTTCGGTGTGCATACTTCAAGATTTACGAGGACCGAAAGGTTCCTCCATTTCGTGAGGTGTGCGCATTGATGACTTATGGTGATGATGCGAAGAGTTCAGTTAAGAAAGAGTATCCGGAATTCAATCACATTTCTGTTGCCAAATTTCTAGAGGATCGTGATATGGTTTTTACTATGCCCGACAAGACCTCTACTCCTACTCCCTACATGAAAGACGAAGAAGCAGATTTTCTGAAAAGGAAAAATGTCTTCTGCCCTGACACAGGAATGATCATGGGAGCTTTGGATGAAAATTCGATTTTCAAGAGCTTGCATGCCACGCTGGAATCTAGTGCGATTACCAAGCAACAGGCTGCTGCCTTCAATATCGATGGAGGATTACGCGAATGGTTTAACCACGGTCGTGACATCTATGAGAAGAGGCGAGAGCAAATGAAAGAGGTTGCTCAGAGAGCGGACATTGCTCACATTTGTACCATGTTGGACAGGTCATATGATGAGTCTCTCGAGGTGTGGAAGGACACCTATATGCCCAAAGAGCAGGAGACCTCTTAAGTCTCCGAACCGTCCTGGGAAGACATTAAAAGCATCCCTCTGGCCGCACCTATGTGGCCAAACGCTAAAAATAGGATTCCTGGTATGGATACCAGGGAGCTCCAATTTGCTGTCAATTGGACCTCCTGAGGCTTCCAGGTCTTAGAGTACTCCCCCGTGAGTTTACGCCAGCTCAGGCAATGTTCAGCCCAGTGGCGGAGTATAAACCGACTCCGTACACTTCATAGTAGGTTTACTTCCCCTTTCAACGTACGAATAACTACAGAAAGCCTGGAGAGGAAACACCAGATTGTTTCCTTTTCAGATCAAAAAGAAGACTGGGTCTACACAGTCGATAGTCAACCTGACTCCACATTTGATGTGGCAGCCAAATCTGATACCTCTTTGGAGGCATTCTTCCGACGTCCAATTCTCATTCGTGAGTTTTCTTGGGCACCGGGAGCTGCATCTCCATTCTTTCAAGGTTTCAATCCTTGGGCAGATTTCTTCACAAATCCCAGAGTGATCAACCGTATTACTAATTATAATCTTATGCGTTGCAAATTGCACGTAAAGATGATGATCAATGGAAACGGATTTTACTATGGTAGATTGTTGGCGAATTACAAGCCACTCCCGGACTATGATGAGGTCACGCGAGATAGAGGCTTAACACCCCAGGATAATATTGCTGCAAGTCAGAGACCACATGTGTATCTTGACCCCACAAACAATCAAGGAGGCACTTTGGAGCTTCCATTTGTATGGTATTACAATGCACTCAGCGTTCCTTCAGGTCAATGGAATCGCATGGGCAATATGTCTATTCGAGAATTGAACCCCTTAAAACACGCAAACGGAGCTACTGATCCTATCACTATTTCCGTATTTGCATGGGCTGAGGATGTTCATCTTGATGTTCCTACCCAATTCGACCCAGCTGATATTGTGCCACAGCTTGGAGATTTTGTCCCACAAGCGGACGAGTATTCAGGTGTGGTGTCCAGACCTGCTTCAATAGTAGCTAAGGCTGCTGGAGCTCTGAGTAATATACCCGTAATTTCGTCATATGCTAGAGCAACTGAGATGGCTGCTAATGCAGTAGCTTCTATTGCTTCTATCTTTGGATATTCACGTCCAATTGATGTAACGAGTCCAACGAAATATGCGGCAATGCCCTTGGGCAATATTGCTAATACCAACACACATGACACATCCACAAAACTTACGTTGGATGTTAAACAGGAAACAACAGTTGATCCACGAGTTGTGGGTTTATCTAATACTGATGAGATGGCGATTCGGTCCATTTCCATGCGCGAATCTTATTTGACCACTTTCGGGTGGCAAATTTCTGATAGCCCTGGAGATCATTTGTTCTCCATCGGAGTCAGTCCTGTTGCCTACAATTCTGTGAATGACACCGAATTGCACTTGACACCCGCTGCTTTTGCAGCATTGCCATTTAAGTATTGGAGAGGTACTATGAGGTATCGTTTTCAAGTTGTAGCATCTGCCTATCACAAGGGTAGATTGCGCTTTGTTTACGATCCTCAAGGTGCCTTGGCAAATCCTGAGTATAATGTAGCTTACACACACGTTATGGATTTGGCCAAAGAAAGAGACTTCACTCTGGATATTGGATGGGGGCAACCCCGTCCTTATTTGGAGGTCTCTCTGGCTAGTCCTTTACAATCGATGTTTAGCACTTCTCCATTGGTTTTGACCACTGATTTCTTCAATGGCGTCCTTGCTGTCTACATAGTCAATGATCTTACTTCACCAAACAGCACTATTAACAACGATGTACAAATCAATGTCTTCGTTGAGACTTGTGATGATTTTGAAGTATTTGACCCGGCAGACAGTCAATTGCAGTTTTTATCATATTTTGAACCTCAGATTGGATTTCTTCCTCAAATGGCTGAAACACAACCCGACTCTGATTTAACTACTGATGAAACTGCACCAATGATGATGCGTCCAGAAGATACTATGGCTGCTACTTTGACGGAGGATCATACTCCTCTTGTCTTTCATGCAGATCCTGTCGTGTCTTTCCGGCAATGCCTGAAAAGGTATAATTATCATACCGCGTATACTGAGTTGTCTCCGGATACATTTGGTATTACGTCTCTTACCAATCAGGACTTTCCATTTTACCGTGGATATGATCCTAATGGAAGATTTGCTACAAGTGATGGTACACCGTACAACTTTTGCAAAAACACATTGATGAATTATCTTACTCCAGCATTTGTATGTATTCGTGGAGGTCTGAGAGTTAAATATTACACTCGGATTCCGTCGAATCGCAAAGAGTTTTCATGTGTTACGCGTCTGAACGGCAACCAAACTGTCGGCACTTCCTATGATGCAGTCTCTTTGGCTTCTCAGAGTGGTCTCGCTGCTGGCTTTAATGAGCTTGAACACACGTGGAAAGGAACTGCCCCTCAAACTGTTTCTTTGAACAATGTGATTGAGGCAGAACTCCCATATTATGCCAATTATCGCTTCAGACCTGCGAGACAGATCCGTATTGACACACCCAACGGTCCCGGTCTTGATGTCGAGAAAGCATACCACAGATATCAGCGTACTACTGCAGTCGAGCAGAACTTTGTTCTTGCTTTTGTTTCAACCGCAGAGGATTTTAATCTGAATTTCTTCATTGGGATTCCTCCCATGTATAGATATGGTGATCCAGATCCTGCTGTTCCTTAATACTGAACAAAACAGTATAAAATAATTAAAAGGTTCCTCGTCCTGAAGAGGAGGATCCCACTGCCTTAGCAAGTGGGGAGAGAATAAACTCTCTGACAATATACCATTATACGTTTTGGGTACAGAATTAAAACTACATCCCGGTGGCTGGGATGGGAAGACAATAGTCTTCTGGCTGCGCCGATTATTATTCTTAGTGATGAATTTTCCCTGGCGCCGCCAGGTTTCTAGTCACAAGTTTATGTGAG